GTCGTCGCTGCGCGGTGTGTTCAAGGACGATGCGCGCACGCGCAGCGAGTTCCTGCGACTCGCGCATCCGAACGGGGCGGGGTATTGAGCCAGGGCCCCGAGACGAGTGAGTCGAGGGGCGGGGGGGCCCAACGCCCCCCCCCCCCCCCCCCCGCTAGGGTAGGGGCGGGCAAGCGAGGAGGGCCGCTCACGGCCCTCCTACGAAGCGTGCGAGCGCTTCCGGTTTTCGACCTGCAAGTAGGGGGAAAAATGGAAATCACTCCCGTTGACCCTTCGGTGGGCATTAACGCGGAAACCGGCGGGACCATCGTAGGATGGGCGCACGTCGAGCAGAGCCTTCGTGACATCTTCTGGACCCGCTTCGGGGAGCGGATCATGCGCGAGTGGTATGGGAGCTTCGTTCCTGCCTTGCTCGGGCGCAACCTGACCGCGGCGGAGGTCACGCCGGTCTTCGCGGCAATCGCATCGGCCATCGAAGTATGGGAGCCGCGCTTCCGCGTGACCGATCTTGTCCCGACCCGCGCCACGCGGGAGGGGGAGCTTCACATCTACATCGCCGGGGAGTTTCGCCCGCGCGCGCTTTTCGGTGACTACACCGCGGAGGGCGCGCGCCGCGTGGAGCTTGTCATCGGCGCCGAGGGCTTGCGGGCAGAGCGGAGGCGGACGCAATGAGCATCACGCAGATCGACATCGACGCGCTTCCCCCGCCGAAGGTGGTCGAGGAGCTTGACTTCGAGGCGCTTCTTTCCGCAGCGGTGGCCGAATTGATCGCGCGCTTCCCGCCTATCGCGGGTGTGATCCAGCTCGAAAGCGAGCCCGCGCGGAAGCTGCTCGAAGTCGATGCCTTCCGCGAGGTCTTGATCCGGGCGCGGATCAACGCCGCGGCCCGGAGCCAGCTTCTGGCTTTCGCGTCCGAGAGCGACCTTGACCATCTGGCGGCCTTCTACGACGTCGCCCGCTTGCCGGGAGAGGACGACGCGCGCCTCCGCGCGCGGGTCGTCCTTGCAATCTCAGGCCGGAGCACGGGCGGCACCGCGGAGCGGTATCGCTACATCGCCATGACGGCATCGGTGGACGTCCGGGACGTGATCGTCTGGCGGGACGCCATCACACCGACCGTGAACGTGGCGGTCTATTCCTTCGCGCCCGGCGGTGTCGCCGGGCCGTCGCTCCTCTCGACGGTGGAGGCCGCCCTCAATGCGCCGGACGTCCGCATGGTCAGCGACACAATTTCCGTGCGGTCGGCGGTCACGCAGACGCGCTCGGTGGTGGCCGACGTCTGGCTCCTGCCGGATGCTCCGCTGGCGGTGTTCGATGGCCTCGAAGCGGCTCTGCGTGCCGATTTCGCGGCGGAGGCGGGGCTAGGCTTCGATCTGACCCGCGCGTGGATCACGGCCCGCCTGATGCGGCCCGGGGTGCAGCGGGTGGAAATCCTTTCCCCCTCCGCGGACGTCGCGGTGGCGGAGTTCGAGGCCCTTGCCCTCGGCGCAATCACACTGACCTTCCGGGGGCGCGCGCTCTGATGACCGATCTTCTGCCCTCCAATGCGACCGCCTTCGAGCGGGCCGCGTCCTTGACCATGGACGCAAGCGCGCGTGTGGGGGCGGGGATCGCCGCCATGCGAACGGCAAAGCTCGTATCCACGCCGGACGAATGGCTCCCGTGGCTGATCGCGGAGTATGGGCTAGGCCCCGTCTCGGTCTATGTGCCGAGCGCCCGCGCCTTGATCGAGACCGGCATCGACTGGCAGCGCGTCCGGGGCACTCCGGGGGCGGTGCAGCGCGGTCTTGCGTGGATCGGCTACGCGGCGCAGATCGAGCAAGCGCCCATAACGCGGCGGCGCTGGCATCTCTTCCAGCTCGCCCTTGACCGCGTGCGGGACGCGGAGCAGCCGGACCTTGAGAGCGTCGAAGGGGTCGTAAGCCTTTCCGTGCCCGTCCGCTCGCGCTTCTGGCGCGGCTTCCGGGGCTACGACGTCAGGGAGGCGGAGTGGTCGCGGCGGCCATGGAGCGGGGCGCGCTATGCCTCCTCCTCCGGCGCCCGCCTCCGGCCCGGCGGCACAAAGTGGTCTTTCGGGCGCGGCACCGACATCAACATCCTGCTTTCGCCGGAGGAGCTCGTCGCCCTCTCCGCGTGGCAGCAACTTCCCGATAGCGAGCTGATCGGGTGGGGGCTGCGGTTCGCGCAGACCTACGGTCGCAGTCAGGCGACTTGGGGCGAGTTCTCGTGGGACGGCACGGGAGCCACATGGGCGACATACGGCGAGACGGAGCGGCTGAATTTGATGGCTTCGGCTCTCTTCCGGCGGCCCCTCTGGATCTGCTTTCGGGACGCAGCGGGCGACGTCATCGGCTTCCGTCGCGCCAAGGCGGCGAGCCCGGTCGTGCTGTCCCCCTCCGGTCCCTACCGCGTCGGCCCCTTCCGCTTCCTGCCGGTCTCGCTCGGGACGAGCTTCTACGTCGAAGCCCTGACCGACTTCGGGGACGGTGACGGCAGGACCGCGCTCACGGCCTCTCTGGTATGGGACGCGCTCCCGCTTGATACCTCTCGACCCGGCTTGCAGTGGGCCGGGCCGGGAGAGCTTTCCCCCGGGGTGGAGGTCGCCGCTCGACCCGTCCACATCACCTTTGGGCGGACGGTGCGCGAGCGCCTCCGCTATCACCTGACCTTCTAGGCGAGGATCACATGCCCGCACCCTACCACCACCGCTCGGGGCTCCCGGGGGTCTATGACCGCACGCCGGACTTCCCGGATTGGGCGCGCGTCCTTTTCCGCGAGGACCGGATCGCGCAGGCCGCGGAAGTCATGGAGGCGCAGAGCATCCTTGAAGGGCGCGGTCGGCGCGTGGCCGAGCGCATCATGCGCGACGGCGACCGGATCGAAGGCGCGGAAATCCTGATCGACGCCCCGGGCGGGGCGGTCACGATCACCCCGGGCCGCGTCTATGCGCGCGGGGACGTCCGGCCCGTGCCCGGCGCTACCTTGTCCGGGGTGCCGATGACGGGGGAGGTCTCTGTCGGCGTCCGCATCGTGACGAGCGTCATCACCGAGCAGCAAGAGCCCGCCCTTCTCGGCCTTCACCCGGGGACGGAAGCGGAGGGCGAAGCGGGGGCGGGCCGCGAAGTCGAAGCGGTCGAGTGGGGCTATTCGGGCGACGGCGAGGCAGGCGACCTGTTCCCGGTCTATCTGCTCAAGGACGGCGTGCCGGTCGATCAGACGCCGCCTCCCGCCCTTTCTGGCGTCACGCAGGCGATTGCCCTTTACGACCGGGACGCTCACGGCTCATACGTCGTCCGCGGCTGCACCGTGCGCGCCCTCGGATTGATCGGCGGCGAGCAGCACTTTTCTATCGCGGAGGGGACCGCCAACATCCTCGGCTTCAAGCGCGTGCGCGAAGCGGCGATCCGCCACACCGAGCCGGAAGACCCCGACCTCGGCTTGGTCGATGCGGAGCCCCACGTCTTCGCGGACGGCGGCACGGGGACGGCGGTCATCCAGATCAACCGCGGGCCGCTCGCGGCGCTTGTTTCGGCCATCATCACGCGGCAAAGGACGATCACGCTGACCAAGGGCGCGACCGGGACGCTTGACCTTCTGCCGGACGACAGCGTGACCGCTATCGTCTCGGTCGTGCAGGGCGCGACGACCTATGCCGCAGGGACCGACTACATCCTGAACGCGGATCGAGTGGACTGGTCGCCCGCGGGGAGCGAGCCCGCCTCTGGCTCCTCCTATGATGTGACATACCGCTACCTCGACGCGGCGACCCCGGTCGCCACCACGGCGGACACGGTGTCGCTTTCTGGCGGGGTCACGGGGACGACGGTCCTCCTGTCCTACACATACAAGCTGCCTCGCAACGACTTGCTCTGTCTCGACGCGGACGGCCTCCCGGTCTATGTCCGCGGCGTCTCCTCCGTCGCCGCGCCGCGCGCGCCCGCGCAACCTGCCGCGCTGCTCGCGCTTGCGGAAATCCGCAACGACTGGCGCGGGCCGCCGGAGGTCATCAACACCGACGTGCGCTCGGTGCCATACGTCGAGCTGTGGGCATATATCCGGCGCCTGTTCGACGCGCTCGACCTGATCGCGCTTGAGCGCCTCCGGCGGGACATCGACAGCCGGGAGCCTGTGGCGAAGAAAGGGGTCTTTGTCGATCCGTGGGAGAGCGACTTCTACCGCGACGAGGGCGAGGCGCAGACGGGCGCGGTCTTCGGCGGGCAGATGCGGCTTGCCATCGACCCGACCATCCACGTTCTCGGCCTGACAAGCTCGGCAATGCTGGACTGGACGCCCGAGGTCGTCATCCGGCAGGAGCTGGCCACGGGGTGCATGAGGATCAATCCCTATGCCAACTTCGAGCCGCTCCCCGCGAGCCTTGTTCTTGATCCGCCTGCCGACTTCTGGTCGGTCGCATCGACGCAATGGACGTCGGCGCAGACGCAGCAAGTCATCGGGTCAGACTTCGGCCTTGCTACGCGGGCGGAGGTCGTCGGGACACGCCGCGAGCTGATCGCCAATCTGCGGCAAATCCCTATCGACTTTCTGATCCGGGGCTTCGGCCCCGGGGAGGCGCTTTCGGCCCTGACATTCGACGGGCTGAACGTCCTTCCGGCTGCGCCGCTTGTGGCCAATGCGTCGGGTGTGGTCGCCGGGACGTTCACCATCCCGGCGAACGTTCCCGCGGGGACGAAGGTCGTGGTCGCTACCGGGGCCGCCGGGACGACGGCGACCGCGCAGTGGGTCGGGCAAGGCACGGTTGAAATCTCCGTCATGCGGCGTGTGGCTACCCTGCCTGTGCAGCCTCCGCGGGACACCGACCGGGGCCGCTCCGACCCTCTCGCGCAGACCTTCACGCTGGTCGAGCCCCGGCACGTCGCCGGGGTGGACCTTCGCGTCTGCGCGGTAGGGGACGAGGCAAACGGCTTGCTGGTAGAGCTTCGCACGGTCGAGAACGGCATCCCGACCGGCGAAATCCTCGCTCAAACCGCGGTTTCAATGACCGGTGTATCCCCCGGCCAGTGGATCGCGGCCCGCTTCCCGGTCCCGGTCTATCTGACAGCCGACCGGGAGTTCTGCTTCGTCGTGAAGACCGACGACGCGGAGCACGCCTTGAGCATCGGGCGGATCGGGGACTTTGACGCGGCGGCGCAGCGGTGGATCGGGGCGCAGCCCTACTCGGTCGGCGTTCTCCTCTCCTCCTCAAACGCGAGGACGTGGACGCCGCATCAGAGCGAGGACCTGACTTTCCGGCTGGTCGCGGCGCGCTTCGCGCCGACGACCAAGATGATTGCCTTCGGGCAAGTCCACGTGTCCGAAATGTCAGATCTGATCGTCCGTGGCGGCTTCGAGCTTCCTACTGCCGACGCTTCGATCATCTTCGAGGTCGAGCGCGCGGACGGGCGGGTGACGCGGCTTCTGCCGGGGCAACTGTGGGAGCTCGCGGAGTTCGTGACGGAGGCGATCACGGTGCGGGCAATCCTGTCCGGGACACCGACCGTCAGCCCGACGCTCTACGCCCGGCCCGCGCTGATCGCGGGGCGGCTCCGGGCGTCGGGGACTTACGTCTCCCGGGCCTTTAGCATGGGGGCCGCAATCCGGCTGTCCGCTTTCGTCAAGTCGAGACTGCCGCCGGGCTCTACGCTTGCGGTGGAGATCGACGCGGCGGACGACAACTGGACCCCGGTCGCGCAGCACGCTTCGACCGTCCTTGATGACGGCTGGATCGAGCGCGAATACAGGGTGGCGCATTACAGCGCCCCGAGCGGGAGGATCAGGCTGACGCTTGCGGGCACTCCCGCGGCGAGGCCAGTTCTTTCCGACCTCCGGGCGGTCTCGGTCTAGGAAGGAGCAGGACGGTGACCATCGAAAACGAAACGGCGGCCCGGGGCTATCAGCTCCCGGCCCCGTCAAACAAGCTCAGCGAGGACGTCAACCGCTTGATCGCCGCGGTGACGCAGATCGACGCAGACATGGCAGCGGCCTTGCTCGCAATCGCGGGCAAGGCCAATACCGTTCACCTTCACGTCATCGCGGACGTCGCCGGACTTTCCGCGGCTCTCGACGGCAAGGCGGCAGTCGGTCATACGCACACGCTCCCGTCGCTCACGGGGGTCTCGGTGACGGCGGTCACGGACGGGCAGGCGCTGATCTACAGCGGCGGCCAGTGGGTCAACGCTTCGCTCGGGATCGGCAACGTGGCGGGCCTCGCCGCCGCGCTCGCGTCCTTGCAGGCGCAGATTGACGAAATCGACGGCGGGACTTTCTAGGCCCGCCCATCCCCATCGACACCCTCAAGGAGAGAGCCATGTCGGAACCGACTTTTGGCATCAGCATCACGCGCTCTGACAACGAGCCGCGCCCCGGCATCTACAGCGACATGTCGGTTGTCGGCCTGATCGGCACGGCCCCGGCGGCGGATGCGCAGACCTTCCCGCTGAACACGCCCGTCCTGATTTTCTCGGACGACGCGGAGAAGCTTGCGGACCTCGGCGCGACCGGGACGCTGGCGGACGCGGTGCGCCTGATCAATTCGCAGCTTGGCGAGTTCCAAGTCGCCGCGAAGATCGTCATCGTCCGCGTGACCGCGGGAGCGACCGCGACCGACACGATCACCAACATCGTCGGCAACGGGACCACTACCGGCCTTGCGGCGTTCCTTTCGGCCCCCGCGGAGCTCGGGCACACGCCGCGCCTGATCGCCGCCCCGGGCTTCACCAGCCAGCGCGCCGCCGGGCAGGCGAATGCGGTCTGCGCCGCGCTTCCGGCAATCTGTGCCAAGCTCCTCGCGCACGCGGTCGTGGACGGCCCGGCTACGAACATGGCGGACGCGCTCGCGTGGCGCGAGACGCTCTCCTCCGAGCGGCTTATCCCCGTCGATCCGGCGGTGAAAATCCTCTCCGGCGGCAGCACGGTCGTCGTCCCGATGTCGCCCGCGGTCATCGGCGTGGCGGTGCGGCGCGATCATCAGTTCAACGGTCGCCCCTTCCATTCGTGGGCCAATCAGGCGGTGCAGGGCATTCTCGGGCCGTCTCGCCCCATTGCCTTCTCCCTCACGGACGGCGCGACGGAGGGGCAGACCCTCCTCAATGCAGGGGTCGGCGTCATGGTCCGCGGGGAAATGGGCGTCGAGAGCGCAATCGGCTCGGGCGGCTTCATCTTCATCGGGACCGACAACGCGGGCGAAGATGACCTCTGGCGCTTCTACAACGTCACGCGCGGGCGGGACTACATTCACCTGATGCTTCTGCGCACGCTGCGCTTCTACCTCGGGCGGTTCAACATCAACGGCCAGACGGTGCAGGCGATTGTCAACACGATGAACACGGAGCTGCGGAACCTCAAGGCGACCGGCGACATCCTCGGCTATCAGATCCGCTTCGACCGCGACCAGAACAGCCCGGAACAACTTCGGCAAGGCCGCCTCGTCATCCGCTTCGCCGCGGAGGAGGCTCCCGTCTTGCGCCACCTTGGCATCCAGTCGGCCCGCTATCGGCCCGCGCTGGACGCGCTTCTCGATGACCTGCTCGCGCAGGTCGGCGTCATCACCGGCTGATCGCGGCCCCTCTCCCGAAAGGAAAACTTGCCATGTCTGGCACGATCTATGTGATGGAAGCCGCAAACCTGTTTTGCGGCGACCATGACCCCACGGCCTCGAAGCACCTGACCTTGACGGAGCTTCAACTCCCGAACCTGCAAGAGATGTATCAGGACCATCACGCGGGCGGCTCGAAGGTCCAGATCGAAGTCGCGGTCGGCATCCAGAAGCTGGAGCCGACCTTCAAGCTCGCCGGATGGGACCCGGACCTCCTCGTGCAGTTCGGCCTTGGCTCGGGCCGCACGAAGGTCTTCACGGCGTATGGCGTCATCCGCAACAAACGGACGGGCGAGGCGGTCGAGGCGAAGGCGATCATGGAGGGGCGTCTCGGCAAGGTCGAGGCGGAAGCCTTCCAGCGCGGCGAGCTGATGGCGCACGACTATGCCATCAACGAGGTCGTCCACTACGAGCTCTGGTTCGGGGACCGCGAGAAGCTTTATTGGGATTTCTACTCGACCGACTGGCGGCTTGACGGCGTGAGCCAGAACGCGGACGAGCGCAACATCCTGAGGATCAGCTGATGGAGGAGCGCACGCGCGAGCGCGCTTTTCCGCTTGCCTATCCGGTCGAGCACGATGGCGCCCCCCTGACGGAGGTCGTGCTCCGGCGCGCAAAGGCGCGGGACATGGCGGCCATCGAAAAGATCGCGGGGGAGGACAAGACGGGGCAGATGGATCAGACCATCGGCATCATCGCGGTCCTTTCCGGGCTTCCCGCCGATGTGGTGGGCGATCTGGACGCGGAGGACTTCACAGCCCTGTCCGAGGCGCTCGCGGATTTTTTCCCCCGGGCGCGGTAGCGAAGGGCTGGCGCGGCGTCGTCGCAGACGTCGCGCACGTCCTCTGCACGCCCTTGCCCGAGCTCCTAGAGATGGACTGGGCCGAGGTTCTCCTCTGGCACAATGAAGCAAGGCGCATCGCCCGTGCCGGGCGGCGCGCTTGAGATAGGACGAGGGCCGCGCCATGACGACGAAATCCCTGACCTCGCGCCTCGTCATGGAGGTCGTGGACCGAGTGACCGGCCCGGCGAGAACCCTCACGGGGTCGATCCTTGGCATCCAGAACGCGGCTCAGCAGGCAGGCGGCGCCGGGCTTTCGGGCTTCGGCGCCCGCCTGACCTCGGCCATCGACGCGAACAACGCGGCACTGGACGCCGCTCGGGGGCGCCTGTTCGATGCCGTTGCGGGCTTCTACGCCCTGCGCGCGGCAATCGCCTCGCCGGTCGCGGAGGCCGCGGCCTTTGAAAGCGCGATGGCTGACGTCCGCAAGGTCGTGGACTTCACCGAGGACAGCTACGCGGCCTTCAAGGACGGCTTGCTAGACCTCTCCAAGGACGTGCCCTATGCGGTCAACGGGCTTGCGGCAATCGCCGCAGCCGCGGGGCAGGCGGGCATTGCGGGCGAGGAGCTCGTCCGCTTTACGGAAGCGGCGGCGAAAATCGGGACCGCTTTCGACGTCTCCGCCGAGCAAGCGGGCGACGATCTTGCCAAGCTTATGACCGGCCTCGGGATTACGCTGGACGAAGCGATGCTCCTCGCGGACGCGATGAACCACCTGTCCAATTCGCAAGCCAGCACAGCGGCGGAAATCATGGACGTGGTGCGGCGCGTCGGCGGGCAAGCGAAGATGTTCGGCTTCACTTCCGAGCAGACGGCGGCCTTCGCTTCGGCCATGATCGCGGCAGGGGCGGAGAGCGAGGTCGCCGCGACGTCTTTCCGAAACATGGGCAAGGCGCTCACGCGCGGAACGGCGGCGACGGGACGTCAGCGGGCCGCCTTCGAGGCGCTTGGCATGGATGCGACGGAGGTCGCAAATCAGATGCAGAAGGACGCGGTCGGCACGACCGTGCAAGTCCTTGAGGCCATCTCGCGCATCCCGAAGGAGCAGCAAGCGGCGATTGCCTCCGATCTTTTCGGAGACGAGGCGCGGGCGCTTGGGCCTCTCCTGACAAACCTTGATCTGGTCCGATCCTCCCTCGGCCTTGTCGCCAACGAGAGCGACTATGCGGGCTCGGCATTCCGCGAGTTCGAGGCGCGGTCGCGGACCTTCGAGGCTGCAATGCAGCGGTTTCAGAACGTCCTCAGCGCGCTCCGCATCACTATCGGCAACGCGCTCATCCCGATCTTTACCGAGCTGATGCTCAAGATCGGCCCCGTGGTGGAAAAGGTCACTGACTGGATCGGGGCGAACCCGCAGCTTGTCGGCGGCCTCCTCGCGGCGGCGGCAGGCGTCACGGCCTTCAAGGTGGCAATGGCGGGCTTGACCTTCCTCGGCTTGCTCGGGCGGGGCGGCGCGCTCTCCATGCTCGCCTTTGGCTTCAACACTGTGGGGCGGGCGGCGGCAAGCATCCGGGGCGCGGCGGGCGGGATGATCGCCCTGCAAACCGCTCTCGCTGCCATGGATGGGCAGAAGGTCGGCCTGTTCGCCAAGCTCGCCGCTGGCTTGCGGGGCGTGGCGGCAGTGACCGGCCTCACTGCCGCAAAGGGCGCTATCGCCGCGGTCGTCGGCGTCGTCGCCACGATCAGCGCGCCCGCGTGGGCGGCAATCGCCGCGGCGGTGGCGGCGGTCGGTCTGGCGTGGAAATACTGGGATCGCATCACGTCCTTCGTGTCCGGGGTCGGGGAGGCGCTTGGCGAAATCCTTTCGCCCGCGCTTGAAGCGATCAGGCCGGTCCTTGAGTGGTTCGCCCCGCTTGGGGAGCTTATCGCCGCCGGGTGGGAAAAGGCGAAGGCCGCCGTCTCGGCAGTAGGGGAGTGGCTCGGATCGATCTTCGGCAAGGAGGCGCTGTCAGAGGAGGACAATGCCGCGGCGAAGCAGTCGGGCTACGACTTCATCATGGCCTTGTGGGACGGGATGAAGCAGGTCGTCTCGGACCTCCTCGCGTGGCTTAGGGGCGTGGCTGACCAGATCCTCGCGCCCTTCAAAAGCCTCGGGGAGACGATCCGCTCCTATCTGCCGGGCGGCGGTGGGGCGGCGGCCTTCTCGGAAAGCTTCGATGTCGGCGGAGGCGTTGACGGGGCGCGCGCAAAGGGCGGCCCGATCAGCCGCGGCGGTCGCTATCTCGTGGGCGAGGAAGGGCCGGAGCTGATCACCGCGAGCCGCTCGGGTTACGTCAACCCGGCGGGAAGCGGGGGCGGCAGAAACATGACCGTCAACTTCGGCGGCATAGTGGTGCACGCTCAAAGCTCGGACCCGGCTGCGGTGGCGCGGGAAGTTCGCCGCGAGCTTGAGGCAGCATTCCGGGAGGCGTTCAACGGGATGCAGGCTGATACCGGCCTTTCAACCTACTAGGAGCGGGCAAATGCTGATGATGATCGGACCCGTCCGCTTCGAGGTCGCGCCGATGAACGCGCACGAGGTCGGCCACGGGCACGAGACGGCTTATGTCGAGAAGCCAGTGATGGGCGCCTCTCCGCCGGTCGAGTGGGTCGGGGAAGGGCCGGAGACGTGGACGATCCGAGGGCGGCTGTTCCCCGAGCGCTTCGGCGGCCTTGGCTCCCTGCGCCTCCTCTACGAGGCGCGCAAGTCCGGCCTTCCTCACTACATGATGCGCGGGGACGGCGCGCTGATGGGGTGGGTCGTCATCGAGCGCGTCAACGAGAGGTCGAGCTACCTCAATTCGGGCGGGGTCGGTCGGATGATCGAGTTCGACCTCTCCGTCCGGCGCTGCCCGGCCCCGTTTGCGGGTCAATACTTCGCCATCATGGAGGCGATATTCCGATGACCGAGACGACGGAGCGGATCACGGTAGAGGGGGACGGCGTGACCGTCCCCCTTGTCGTCTGGCGGCGCTTCCGCCGCCCCATGCCGGGGCTTGTCGAGCGCGTCTATGCGAGCAACCCGAGCCTCGCGGAGGCCGGTCCTTACCTGCCCGTGGGGACGTCATTCACCCTGCCCATCCCCGTCCCGCGTCCGCGGGAGGAGCTTGACCCTATCCGCCTGTGGTGAGCCATGTCCAAGCGCGCGATCTTCGATGTCCTCGTGGCGGGGACGAGCATCACGACCGCGCTTGCGCCGGTCTTTACCGGCCTCTCGATCACGGACAACGCTGGCACGCACAGCGACACGGCGACCATCGAAGTCGATGACACAGACGGGAGGATCATCCTGCCGCAGCCGCAGGCTCCGGTCGTGATCCGCCTCGGCTGGATCGGTGACGGCACGCGCGAGGTCTTCCGGGGCACGGTCGATGAAGTCCGAAGCTCCGGGTCGCGCGGCGGAGGGAGGTCGCTCTCTATCAGCGCAAAGGGTGTCGATACGACGGGCAAGGCAAAGGAGGGGCAACAAAGGCACTTCGACGGCCAGACGGTCGAAGCGATCTTGACGGCGGCGGGCGCCCCGGCGGGCATCACTCAGATCGACGTGGACCCGGCGCTTGCGGGCGTGGTCTTCCCCTACCTTGATATGAGGGACGAGAGCTTCCTGCACCTTGGGGAGCGCCTCGCCCGCGAGCTCGGGGCGGGCTTTCGAGTTCACGGGGAGCGCGCGGTCCTTGCCAAGCGCGCGGGGGGATACACGCCCTCGGTCACGGCAGCGTGGGGTGTCAATCTGCAATCGTGGAGCATGACGCCCGCTATCGGTCGGGGGCGCTTCGTGCAGACCCGGGCGAGAGCTTACGACATGCGGAGGGCGGCGGAGGTCATTGAGGAGGCGGCGACCGGGACGACGCTCTCCTCTGCCGCCTTGGCGCGGCGCGAGCTCCTGCCGGACAAGGAGGCCGCAAAGCGCGCCGCCGAAAGCGATGCCGCGGCGGCCAAGGAAAAGGCGGGCGGCGGCTCGGTCGTGATTGAGGGCACGACGGAGGCGGTGCCTGACGGGCGCTGCGTGATCGTCGGCGCGCGACCGGGCATCGACGGCACATATACCATCAAGACGGTCACGCACAGCCTAAGCCGGGGGGGAGGCTGGACGACGAGCCTTGAGCTTGCGGAGCCGCAAGCCGGGGCGGGCACTGACACACGAGCAAGGGGCGCCTGAATTGAGCGACTGGCACAGCATTTTCAACGAGCGCGGCGCGCTTCTGGTTTTCTTCGGCGCGCTCGGCGGTGCCGTCCGATCCGCGGCGCTCAAGACGACGTGGCGCGAGGGGCTTCGGGTGATGTTCATCGGCGGGGCGACGAGCTTCGGCGTCGGCGTCCTCGGGCCGCATCTTCTGCGCCCGTGGATCGGGGACTTGCCCGAGGGGATGCCTGGCGCGCTCGGGACGCTCTGCGCAGCGAGTTTCCTGATCGGGCTGATGGCGGTGACGATGATCGAGCGCCTTGCCGCGGGCAAGAGCATCACGACGGAGGAGGGCGGGGATGGGCAACCGTGAGCGGACGGCAGGGCGGCAGCGGCGCGATCACGCGCCACTTCTGCGGCGCGAAAAGCAAGACCCGTGCGCGGACTATTGGCACACGATGAAAATCGGCATTCCCATCGCGGCCATCCTGTTTCTGCTCCTCCCCTTCCTGATCGGCTGAAAGGCTCCTCGCCATGGATCGACCTATGTTCAAGCGCCCCCTGCTCCCGCAAGCGGCGCCGGAGCCAGCGCGCCCCGCGCCTCCCCCGGCCATCCCGATCATCCCGTGGATCGTGGAGTTCGAGAAGGTTTTCGGCTGGCATGAAGTCCGCGACCGGGACCGGCTGTCGCGCTGGCTGCGCTCTGATGGGAAGACGCTCGGAGACCCGTCGAAGCTCCCGTGGTGCGGGGACGCAATGGACACCGCGCTTGCGCTGGCGCTCCCGGACGAGCCGCGCCCGGGCGACCTCGGGAAAAACCCTTATTGGGCGCTCCACTGGCAGTTCCTCGGCAAGCGGTGCCCTCCCTGCTACGGAGCAATCGGCGTTTTCAAGAGGCCATCCGGCGGTCATGTCGGCGTGCTGGTCGGGCAGGATGCCACGGCCTATCGCGTCCTCGGGGGAAATCAGGCGGATGCGGTCACGCGCACATGGATCGACAAAGCCCGGATTGTAGACATCCGATGGCCGATCCGCGCGCACAACCCGCGCGCTGCGCTCCCCACGCTGGCGCGCAACGGCTCGCCGCTCTCGCAAAACGAGGCGTGAGCTATGTTCGCCATCGCACTCAAGTATTGGCGCCCCGCTCTCGCTCTCGCCCTTGCGTCGGGCCTTTGGGTGCACGGGCAGCACACGGGGCGGACGTCCTGCGAAGGGCGTCACGCCGCGGAGCTCGCTCGCGCACAAGCGGCAGCTTTCCGCGCAGCGGAGGAGGCCAGCCGCAAGGAGGCGGCCCGGCTTGAGGCCGAGGCCGCCCGAGACGCCGCAGATCAAGCCTTGGAGGACATCGCCTATGCTGAACCGCCTTCTTCCGGCTGCGGCCTGCCTGCTTCTCGCGTCCTGCGCCTCCGGGAGCGGTGATGCGCCGCGCGTCCCGCCCCCGGCTTCGATGATCGAGCCCTGCCCGGAGCCGGTCGCAATCCCCGGACGCGCCATCAGCGATCAGGAGATTGAGGTCGGATGGGGGCGCGACCGATCCGCGCTCCGCGCCTGCGCATCGCGGCACCGCGCGCTCGCAGAATGGACCTTGGGCCCCCGATAGAGGATCAAACCTATGCCGACCGAAACCGTCCGCCTGACCGTCTCGTCCACGTCCTACACCGTCGTCGCAGATGGTGCCTATAACGTCCTGCTCCGGCCCGTGACCCCTGTCCCGCTCCGGCTCCACGTCGGCGCCGCGCCGCCCCCCGCCAACACGACAGCGTTCCTGCCGATCAACACGGCGGGCGTCTCCCTCTCCGACCTTGAGGGCGGCGACAAGGTCTATCTGCTGGCGGAAGGCCCGGGGGCCGAAGTCGTCGTCATCCGTGGGGGCTGAGCGTGGCAATCGTTTATGACCATGGCCGAGCCGCAGAAGCGCCGGAGCTGTTCGGGTGGGGGCTTCATCGCTACCGCGAAGGGACGACCCGCCCCGCGCTCGTGATCGACCAGACGCGAGGCGTGGCGAAGCCCAGCAACGGCGGGCTGTCTCTCTCCGGGAGTTTCGACCTCCTGCACGACGCGACCCTCTACGTCGGTCTCGCCGCGCCCTTCATCGTCGCGGACTTCGGCGCCGAGCTCGTGCGCGCCTTCCCGTCCACGGCTCCTGTCCTGACGGATTATCTCTTGCAACCGGGGGGCGGGCGCACTCCGGCGCCCGCCGAGAGCTTCGTTCCCGGCGAAAACGACCTGTGGAGCATCGGCTATGTCTAACATCCAATCCGGCGAAACGTGGTCGAGCATCCGCGCCAAGATCAACGCCATCGGCGTAGCGGCGGGAGACATCGCCGCGAATACGTCCGCGGCGGCGGCCTCTGCGGCGGCGGCGGCGCAGGCCCGTGACGCGGCGCTCACTGCATCCTCCGCGGCGGAGGGTTTCAGGAACACGGCGCAATCCGCGGCGGCGACGGCAACGAGCGCGGCGGGCACGGCGGCGACGCAGGCGGGCAACGCCGCGGCTTCCGCCACGGCGGCGGGGGCCGCGCGGGACCAGTCTCAAGCGGCGCTGGCGTCGATCCAGACCATCGTCGGGACGCCCGTCGAGCGGCGCACCGCGGTCTATAGTGGCGCTGGCACTACCTCTGCCCTGACCCTCCCGATTGCGGTCACGTCGAAAGACCAAGTCACCGTCGTCGTGAACGGCCTCGTGCTGCGGCGCGACCTCTGGAACGTCTCCGGGACGCAGCTCACGCCTGTCGCTCCGATGTTTTGGCCTGTCGGGACATCGAATATCGAGGTCCAGATCGACCACATTCAGTTGATCTCGGCGAACAGCTTTGCCGCGGGGAGCGCGGGCGCCCCCGGTCTCTCGGTCAACGGCGACGGCGATACGGGCCTTCACTCGCCGGGCGCCAACAGGCTTGCGCTGGTCTCTGGCGGGGTCAACAGGGTCGAGGCGGGCACGTCAGGCCCGGTCCTCACCGGGACGGTCACGGGGACGGCTGTCACGCAAACCGCGACCGACAACACCGCGGGGCGGCTGCTCAAGGTGGGGGACTTCGGCGTGGGGGGCGCAGTTCCGCCTGACTTGTCGGATCTGACCGTTGCGATCATGCCGGGCATCTACCGGATCGCGGACATGGCGACCGCGGTCGGCGTGCCATCCGGGCAGACGGGGCAGGCCACGCTGATTGCCACGCGGGGCAGCGACGGGAGGGGCACATTCCTCCTCTCGCTTCCGGTCGCGTCCTCGCCCGCGCAGCGGTTCTGGCATGGCTCTCGGAATACCGCGTCGGGGTCGATCAACTGGCGGCGGGCTCTGGTCGAGGGGGACTTCGGCCTCGGGGGTATCGCGGTCGGGTCAACGGACTTTGACACGATTTCGGAGGGCGGCATCTACTTCGGGGACAGCGCCACGGCAAACCGCCCCACGGGCGCCGGAAACTGGCTTGTCTTGCAGATGACGCGGCTTCTCGGGACGGCTGCCTCACAGCTCGCGGTTTCGCGCGGAAGCGCCAACATGGGCGACATCTGGACGCGGGCGCGCAACGATGCGGGCGTGTGGTCTCCGTGGCGCATGGCCTATAGCCAGCGCAACCTCCTCGGCGCTGTCAGCCAAAGCGGCGGTGTGCCCACGGGAGCGGTCTTCGAGCGAGGGGCAAACGCAAACGGCGAGTTCGTCCGCATGGCGGACGGAACGCTGATCTGCACCGCCTCCGTGCTGACCAACACGGCAATCGCCACGGCCTCCGCGGCTCACGGCTTCCGCAGCGATCCGGTCACATGGACCTTCCCTTCGGCCTTCATCTCGGCCCCCTCTGTGCTGGTCACGGGGACATGGCCCGCGTGGCTCCAAGGCAAGAGCGCGAGCTCGGCCTCCTACGTCTTCGGCGCTGTTCAAAGCCAGACCGCGGCAGACCGCACCGCCGATCTGCTCGCTGTCGGGCGATGGTTCTGACCTTTGGCGCCCGCCGCTTCCGCGCGGGCGCCTGTCCTCCAACATCTTGAGAAGGAGCCTTCACATGGCCTTCGTCAACCGCCGGGCCGTCCAGCATCCGGGCGACTGGCCCGAAAACTTCGGGGCCGCCGGGGACGGCGTGACCGACGACAGCGCCGCCATTCAGGCTTGGCTCAATCACATCACGGCGAGCAACAGGCTCGGCACGCCCGGGGCCGCGCGCTACCGGATCAACAGCATTGTCTCCGCCGACTGGACGGGTCGCAATTTCGGCATTGAAGGATGCGGCTCCCTCCTCACGCAGTTCATCTGTGGCTCGTCCGCGGGCGGCATCCGCATGCGGAGCAACGCCCGCGCCAATCAGGCGCGCATCAACGGCTTTTCGGTGCTCGCAGACGCGCAGGGCGGCGTCGGGCTTGAGGTCTCGATGCCCGAGGGCGGGATGCAGGACCGGAGCACCCTCCAATCCGACGACGTGGCGGCGCTCTCGGATTGGGTCGCCGCTACGAAGTGGTTTTCGACCGGGATTGCCTTCATCGGGCACTTTGACCCGCACATGCACCGGACCCGCGCGGTCGGCCCCGGAGCACTCGCGGGACTGGAACCGTCGAGCGTGAAGTGGCTCACCGAGGTCGGCATCGACATCTCCGGCTGCTATGACCCGAAGCTGATCGGCCCTCGCGTCCAGAACGCAGTTCGCGGGGTTTTCGCGGGCATCTTCCAGGCGAGCATCGTCTCTGCCGTCTCCTCTGGCGGCACGACGGCGATCAACTTGTCCGCGCCGACGAGCGTCTTCACGGCGGGCTTCCAAGTCCGCATCATGGAGGCGAGCAACCCGGCGATGAACGCCAGTTTCTGGATCGGCCCCGGAGCCAACAGCTCGCAGTTCCGGCTTTGGCAGGATCAGGCGCGCACGGTCCCGGTCTCCTTCCCGGGCACTTTCACCGGCCTCGTCCACCAGCAGGCGCAGGCGGAGGCCTTGCAGATTGACGACAGCAACATCAACGGGACGCACTTCGCGGTGGACATCTTCCGGCCCTTCCTCTCGGAGCCCACGCTGTGGATGAAAGGCAACCACCTGAACGGCAATCACGCGAACCTTGTCATCGACGGCATCAACCTTTTCCACATCATCGGCAACAACTTCTTCTCCGTGACCGACCCCGCGCTCTGGCCAAGCATCACACCGCGCGACATCTGGCTGAAAAACGGCTATTGGGGGACGATTGTCGGAAACACATTCGCTTCGGTCTTTGACGGAAGGCGCCACCCGGAGCGGATCAACATCGACATCGAGCGGCACCCGGTCGATGGGTCCAGCGGCAATGACATCGAGATCAAATCGAACGTCTTCGCTTCGTCCCTTGCCCGCCACGCTGTCCGCGTCAACCCCGGCCCCGTCCGGGTCGCAATCGGCCCGAACAACCTCGGGGGCACCTACACCAAGCCCTACGAGATCAACAATCAGTTCAGCACATGCACCGTCACCTACGAGCCGGGCAGAAACTACTCCGACCTGAACGCCGCGCCCGAAGGGCATGTGAACGGATTGTTTCAAGTGTCCGCGACGAACAAGCCGGGGCCGTCGAACAGCGCCGGGAGCTTCGTGCAGGAGCAGTGGGACGGGGCGACAAGACTGCAGAGGGCGCACCTGTTTTTCCCGGCGGCCAACCGCGGGGAAATCTACGAACGGACGTTCCTCGGCGGATCGTGGACCGCGTGGAGGCTGGTCTGACACAAGGCGGGAGGGCCGCGCGCAAGGCGCGGCCCCTCTGCAAAGGTGAGCGGCGGTTAGCATAGGAGGGCGGGGGCACATGACATCCCGGATCAGACACAGGCGGAACGCGACCGCCGGGGCGGCTCCTGCCGCCGCGGCCCTTCTGCCGGGGGAGCTCGCGGTCAACACGCGCGATGCGCGGCTCTTTGCGCGGATCAACGACGGAGCGGATCGGGTCGTCACGCTTGGGGCTGAAATGTCCCCGCTCGTGGCGGGCGCGCTCAAGGAAACGAGCGGCGCGGCGTTCCTCGGCGCGATGGGGCTTCCCGCGGGAGGGGCGGGCTTCGACCTGATCGAGACGCGGGCGGCGACCGGGGCGGAGGTCGCCTTTACCGGGCTTGCGGGCTTCCGGGATCTGATGCTGGTCGGCGTAGGGGTTCAGGGAGGGGCGAGCATCACGACGCAGATGCAGGTCGGGCACCCCGGAGGCTATCTGGTCACGTCGATCTACCAGCAGGCTAACGCGGCGGTCGGCCAGTTCCCGCTCTCCGACAGCGGGACGAGCGCCCGGTCATTCTCGCTCGTCATCCACAACTTCAACCGCACCGACGCCATCAAGCCGGTGAACATGGGGACGGCGATCCACACCTATACCAACTGGCCTGTCTGCATCCTGACCCCGCTTTCGCTGGACAGGCTGCGGGTCTTCCCGAATACCGGAAACCTCAATGCCGGGACCATCTACCTGCTCGGGCGCCCCGGCTGACCGCCGGGACGCGCGCAGCTGTGCATCAAAGCGAAAGGCCCCCCGCGCGGTTTCGACCGTGCGGGGGGCCTTTTGTCGTTTCCGGCCTGCGGCGGGTCAGCGGGCGACGCCTGCGGCGGCGCGGCGCATCTCCTCCTCCGCGGCCTTGCGGCGGGCGCGCTCGCTATCTTCCCGGGCCTTCTCGACCAAGGCTGCGGCGGCGAGGCGCTTTGCCTCGGTTTTCCCGCGGTGCTTTTCCCAAGCCTCGGGCAGGACGGCGGCGCCTTGGCCGATCAGGCTCGCGGCGTGCTCCCGGCTGTTCATCTTGCCTGTCCCGTGCGCGGAAAACTCCTGCCCGCGGAGGACGTGCTCCGGGCCGCTCCCGAGGTTCAGTGTCATGTCGTAGGTGGCGACGATCTTCATCTCTCACACTCCTTTCTTCGCGTATTGGGTCAGGATCGTCTCGCGCTCCGTCGCCCCCTTCCGCTTCCGCTCCGCTACCGCGGCAGCAATCGTGCGGGGGACGACGAGGGCTCCCTCCTCGGCCTCGGGGGAGAGCCCCGGCGAGACGATCAGATTAGCCTCTCCGATCACCCCGAAGCTCACGCGCGCGAATGCGCCGCCCCCCGCGAAGGGGGCGGCGCGCGGTGTCACGGGCAGAGGTTCTCGACCGGCACGTCGAGCACTTTGGCGGCCCATATGAGCTGCGGCCCCGTGATCGTGGACGTGCCGTTGACGATCCGAGCGACGACCTGCGTGCTGATGCCGAGGGCGCCCGCGAGGTCGTCGTAGGAGTAGCCAGCCGCGGTCATCGCGTGGAGCAGCTTCTTCCCGACCGCGATCTTGACGAGCCGCTCGTGCTTGTCGGTGAGTGAGACGACAGGCGTCATGCTTCAGCCTCCCCCGGGGATGCAGAAGGCCTGAGCCGGGGTAAAGCTCATGCTGCCCGGCATGGCGGCGACGGCGACCTCGCAAGCGTCCTTGCTGGGCATAGGAACGGCAGTCACACCCATGCCTGAGGTCCCGTTCCACGCCCACACGATCAGCCAGTAGGGTGCGAACATAGTCATCCCTCCGCCTCGTCGCGCGCGTCCTTCCAGCCGCTCGACCACGCCTCCGCCAGCGCCTCGTTGCGCTTGAGGTCCGGCGGGCAGGCGTCCACCTTCTGGCCGCGCGAGAACGCCTTGCGCCCGCGCTGATAGGCCGCTGTCTCGGCGTCCTCGTCCGCCTGCGCCTTGCCTTCGTCGCTGGCCCCGTTTTCCGGCTCGCCTGTGGCCGCTTCACCCTCGGGGGCAGTCTTCCCCTCGGCGGAGGCCTTGGCGCTCTCCTGCGTCGTTTCTGCGGCCCGCTGCGCGACGTCCTCCTCGTGCTGCTTTTGGGCCTCGGCGCGGTCTGCGGCATGGCGATCCTCGGCTGCCTTCTGCCGGTCGGCTTTCGACGGCTCCGCCTCCTCCGTGCCCTTCCCGATGTCGGCCAGCTTGGCGGCGGTCCCCTTCGGCGCGGCATCGCCTCCGCCATCGCCCTTCCGCTTGCCCATGTCGGGGAAATAGTCCTCGACCTTCTGCTCGCCTTCCTTGATAGCCTTGTGCATGGCGATCAGCGTGGCGATTTCCTCAAGGCCGATGTCCTCCTCCCCCGCGACCTCCAAAGCGGCGAAGATTTGCTCTGGCTTGACCCCGAAAGCGGCGAATGCCTTGAAGGCGGCGCCCCGGCGCTCCGGCAGCGTCTTGACCTCGCCCTTCACCGTCTTCATCGCGGCCTCGTAGGCTTCATTCCAGACGGCCTTCGGGACGCCCGCGAGGATCGCGTTTCGCTTGGCGATAGAGCAGGCGGCGTTGCCGGTCACAACGATCATGTCGTCATTGAACAGGCGACCGTGGCTGTCCACGATCCGGCGCCGGACGCGGGCCGTGGTGGCGGTGTTCGTTTCCAAGTCGTGAAACACGCCTTCGGCTTCGACGTATTTCTCGAAGCGATCCACATGGACGACGCGCGCGCCGACACGGCAGTTCCCCCACTGGCTGGCGACGATTTCAGCCAGCCGGATCGAGGGGCCGAGGATAGGCTTCTTCCCGCGCGGCAAAGCATAGCCACACTCCTCCGCCGCCGCCGGGCTGATCGTCACCAGCGACAGGACGTTCTTGACGACCCGCGAGACGCTGCGCGGATAGGCGTGGGCGGTGGCGATCTGCTGGTCGATCTCCGCCTTGACGAGCTGGCCCACGAGGCTCTGCGCCGGGGCGGTGGTAGCGGGCAGTTCGCCGGTTTCCGGGTCGAAGTTTGCAACTTGTGTCATTGGGTCCACCATCTTGGGAAATTGCGTTATGCGCGGGGGCCGCTCGGGGCGGCCCCGGCGGGTTTCAGTCGTCTAGACCGCGAACAAGAGGCGCGGGGGAGGGCGGGACAAAAGGAGCGGGATTAATCGCTCCGTCATCCCGGACGTTGACCATCGGCCCCGGCTCCGCGATCAGCGCCAGAAGATCGGCGGCGGCCTCCAAATGAACGGAGGCCCTCACGGCTTTCTCGCTGTCGTGATACGACTTCGGGAAGCAGGCCTCGGCCTTGCTGATATGGCGCAGCGCGGCGGCGGCGACCTTCGCAACGGGGACGGAGGTCATTCATCGGCCTCCGCTTCCGCGCCGCCCGGGATGTATTCGGCCATCCCGAGGGGCACGGCGCCCGCTTGCGTGGTGAAGGTGTGGACGGTCCCGCAGTCCTCAAGCTCTCGCCTCAGCTCGACCACGCGCATTGCCACGCGCGCGGCCTGCGCAGGGTCGGTCAGATCCAGCAGGATCGCCGCGTTGATCGTCAAGCACCCCCCTCTCAAGCGCAACGGCGACCGCTCTCCGAATGCGGTCGCGCCGAGGCGCTCCGCCATGTGCTCGTCGGGCGTCCACGTCGCGCTGATCTTGATGGCCTGCTCAGTTTTGCGTTCAGCCATCGGTCAGCCCTCCGCCGCTTCGGCGTCGGGGCGGCTCAATGCCTTCCCGAGCGCGAGGAAGCCGAGCTCGAATTGCGTCCTCGCAATGGCGACAAGGCGCTGGTCATAGACCCCGCGCAAGTGCGGGCGCGAATGCTCCTCGATCATTTCCATGATCGCGGCCTCCGCTTCGCGCACCACGGAGGGAAGCTGGATCGGCTCCTCCGTGGGCGTGGCGGCGGAGGACTGAACCCCTGGCGCCGCAGGTTCGATCTTCTTCTTTTCCGTCATAGTCGATCCTCTGTTGATCGGGTGATGTAGATCGCCGCCCACTGACAGGGGCGCGAAAGGTTCAGGCCGCCGCGTAGTGGACGCGCGCCTCGGGCAGGCGCCCGTCGCGGATCAGGATGCTGAGGATAGCCCTTGCGTCCGCCGCATCCGACAGCGCGTCGTGTGCCGCCTCCTGCATCAAGCCGAAGAAGGCGGTCGCCTCCGCAAGCTTGACGAAACCGCGCTGGATGCAGAGCCCTTCCTCCCCGTAGGGGTCGAGCGCCTTCATGAGGCAGACATTCCGCGTCTCCTCGAAGCGATCCGGCAGGCCCGCGCGGCGGAGCTCGGCCCGCATCATCTTGCAGTCAAATTGCGCGTTGAAGGCCACCGCGATCAGGCCGCGGTCGATGATCTTGTTCCAGAGCGCGAGCACCTCCTCGACCGGCATCCCGTTTGCGGTCAGGAAAGCGTCGGTCAGACCATTGACCTCCCCCGCCTTGGTGCCGT